AGGAGCAAAGGGTGCCGCTGCACGGGCCGCAGATGACGCTGAAGGCCCAGACGGTCGCAGTGCAGACGATAGTGCCCACTGTCCAGCCTGCGGGCGGTGTAGCCGGATTCCATACGCAGTGCGTGCCGCCGGTCCAGGTAATCGAACCCGCGCTGCAGCTCCTGGGAGGACAGGACCAGGCCGGCAAGTTGCAGGAATAAGCTATACGACAGGAGGCAAGACAATAAGCCCAGGTCGGACAGTTGGGCGCGGCCGTCGTCGAGGTCGAGGTAGAGGTCGAGGTAGAGGTCGAGGTTGAGGTAGAGGTCGAGGTCGAGGTCGAGGTAGAGGTGGTCGTCGGGCAGGTATGGGCCAGATGCCCGCCGGCGTTGTAGAGGAGATGCCCGCCGGCGCCATATTTCAGATGGCTGGACATGAGCAGGATCGCCAGGAGCTGCTCATGCGCCGATGTTCGCCTCACCGCGGTCAGCATGGTTCCGCCGCATCCACCTCGACCGGCGTCTCCCCTTCCGCGTAGAGGATGACGCCGCGCGGGAAGTGTACGTCTCGGGTCATGTACTTGAGGACCTTCGTGCCCGCATGGTCATAGACGATGGCAAACACGACGCGGAGCACCACGCCCTTCTGCGGGGCGCTGTCATCGGCGGCATTGTAGGTATCGGTCAGGGCCGCCTCGGCGCCCTCTTCGCCCTTCGTGCGGCCGATCGTGACCGCCCCCTCCTCCTGGTCGGCCGTCGTCGCCCGGTCCCAGTTGGGATGGAGGTCCACGACGGCATAGTCCGTCTCGTCCTCGACGAACGTGGCCAGGCAGAGCATCCGGCCGAGATCACAGGCGATGGCCAGCGTGCTGTCGGCGCCATCCTTGTCGGGATCGAGGCGACTCTCCGCCTCGGCATCGCCCGTGTAGCGCACAACGCAGATGCCGTGCGCGCAGGCCCAGCCAATGTCGCCCGCCGGGATCATGTCCAGCGTCACCACGTAGGTCTTGAAGCGGACCCCATGCCCGGCCGGCAGATCGGCGTCCAAGACCAACGGATGAGTGCAGGCGCCTCCGGTGAGGCAAAGACAGCCGCCGAGTCCGATGTCGCTCTCGGTGACGTTTCGCACACGGATGGCGCCTTCATGGAAGGCGGGGCGCAATTGGCCGGCGAACACCGGAGGGTGCCGGCGCTCCAGGCCCACGGCGTTCAGCATCGCGTTCCATGCGCGCGCCGGGACGCGGAGGGGCTCTCCGCGTCTGACTGGCTTGAACGCATCGCCGAAGGTCATCCGGGCCTCCGCAGTGTCAGGTCAGCCTATGCCCAGGTCGCTGAAATCACCGGGTTCGTAGACCCTGTGGATATAGACGGCATCCGGATAAATGACGCAACGTCCGCTGTCGTACTTCTCACACGTGTGAACATCGAGGCATTCCCATCCGCCCTTGGCGATCCCGGTGATGCTCCCGACCGTGAGGCCCGTCTTGTTCGGGCTGGCCGCGAACCTGAAGGTGACCTCCCAGTCGTCATCATCCTGGATGCCGCGGCGAGAACCGGACGCGCCCATGAAGAGCACCTCGCCGATGGCAAAGCCACGAAAGGCGGCCTGGTTGGTCGTGCCGACCAACCCGAAGATGATGGCCTTGTACTCGCCATCAACCTTGTCCGCGTCGAGGTAGAATGGCTCACTCCAGGTATATGTGGGGACGGTGATGTCCACGCCGGCGACGCCATTTTTTGTCGCGCCGATCATGTTATTGCAGGGCGGTGTGGGGCCGCCCGGTGGGTAGTAACTGCCGACCGTCGCCAGGTCATGCACTATGTGGAAGGTGCCGGCGGCGATCTCGAAGTTGAAGCTCGAATCGCCCGTCTCGGGAGTCGCGCCGCCCGTTTCCCAGGAGTAATGGACCGTGCCCTCCCAGACGCAGGCATCCGGATCGCTCTCGTCTACGGAGTACTCCTCGACCTCGATGCTGCGCCGGGGCTGCCCATCCATCGTCGTAGGCGCCTCACCTGCGAGGGCCGCATAGACCTCGGCTTCGTCTGCGGTCCCGGTGATGAAGTAGCGGCGCGAGGCACGGGCGGATTCGCCGCCCGAGAGGGACCGGCTGCCGCGTCTTTCCGTTACCACGATGTCTGGCACAGAACTCATGCCCAAGCCTCTCGAGGTTGATCAGCACCAAGCCCGCGGGATTGCCGCCCGGTATTCCGGGCCGTCTCCTCAGTCGCCCTGGCGATCCGGTCGAAGATGCCGCCGGCGCCGAGCCCCCACAGGGCCCTGGACTGAAAGGTAACGACGGCCCCTTCCGCGCCGCCCAGCGCCCCCTCTTTCCGCATCCCATAGAGCTGCCGGATCAGTTCATCCAGGCGCGTGCCGGGCATGACGCCCCGCAAGGCCTCCCGCAGCTCCAGGTCAATCAGTGCCCGCGCCTGTTCGAGTCCAGCCGTCGTCTTTTCGATCCTCAATCGCTCGATCTCATCCTGGATGGCCAGCTCGCGCGCCTTGCGATCCCGGGCCGCATCCTCCTGCTCCAGGCGGTAGTCCTTGGCCGCGTCCGCCGCCTTCTTCATCCGCGCGGTGCGTGCGGCCTCCAATTCGAGCTCCCGCGCTTCCTCGACGTTCGCAAGAGCGGCCGTCAGCGCGACTTCACGCTCTTTCTCGCCACGGATCTTCAGCGCCGCTTCCCGCGCCTTCTCGACCTCCCGGTCATAGCGCAGGTTGATGAGTGCCGTTTCCCGTTCCATCTCCTCGCGGATAGCTTCCGCACGCAGCTCAGCCACGCGCTCCGCCGTCCCCCTTTCGAGGGCCGTCAGTTCGGCCGCGAGCGCCTCTTCCTCCTCTAACTCCAGTTCCCCTTTGTGCTTCGCCTGTTCGGCGTCTAACTTCTCCAGGATCTTGTCCCGCTTCTCGATCTCGGCCAGGATATGGTCCATGCGGGCCCGGATGTCCTTATCGCCCCCGAGAGGCAGGCCGGCCACGCCAGCAGCCACCAGCGCTTCAGGCGAAGATATCTCCTTGTTCAGTTGGCCCCATTCCGCCTGGAGGGCGGCGATCTCGCTTTCGACCTGCCTCACGAAGCGCTGGCCGATGTCTACTTTCTCGGCTCGCTCGCTGACCGTCAGGCCTTCCCGCTTCGCCTTCAACTCCAGGTAGCGGTCTATCAGCTCATTGACCGCCTTCGTCTCGGCGTTGATGGCGGCCGTCTCCAAGTTCCATTTGATGTTCGTCGCCGCGATGGCACCCCCCAGGGCGATGACCGCCAAGACCACGAGGTTAATCGGGGCGGTGGCGGCGCCCAGGGCGAACGCTATCAGACGCCAAGAGAGGGCCATCCCGGTCACGGCAACCCCGGCGCCGATCGCCGCGGTGCCCAACGAAAGGAGGGAACCGACCGAACCCCGCCCCTCGCGGGTCGCCCGTATCTGCTCCTCGACGAAGTCCGCGAGGCGCCGGGTCAGGAGCTGCATCACGGGGGCCAGCCGCGCCCCGACCGTGAAGGCGAGCATCCGGAAGGACTCCTGGACCTCGACCATCCCCCGCTTCAGCCGGACCGCCTGCGCGATCTCCGCCTCGGTCGTGTAGAGGCCCTTCTCGCGGGCTTGCGCCATCCGACCGCCGATCTCCTCAGCCCCACCCATAGCGAGGATCCTCGTCCCGCCACGGCGGAAGACTGCCTGGGCCAGGGCGCTCCGGTCCGTCACCCGCTGGAGCCGGTCGGCGATGAGCTTGAACTGCTCTTCCGGCGAGAGGTCCTTCAGATCGGCATACGTGAGGCCCAATTCCCTGAAACTCTGCACGACTTCAGTCACGTTGTCCCCCAAGTCGTGGATCTTGAACTGCATCCCACGGATGGCCATCTGGAGGCTGTCCACCTCGACGCCCGACATCTTGGCCGCATACATCAGTTCCGAGAACGGCTCGACCCCCATCCCGGCGGCTTTCGACATGGCCTGCATCTCCAAGCCCATGTCCGCGAACTTCTTGGCCGCCATGCCGAGCGAGCCGAGGATGGCCGCGCCGCCGCCCATCATCCAGAGACCGGCCCGCTGCCAGACGCGGCCCATCGTCTCGAACTTGTACTGCGTCCGGCGCATCTGCTTGACGACGTTGCTGTCGTCAATGAAGAGTTGGATGAAGGCGCGGCCCGCCCTGATGTCCCCAGCGCTTCGCACGGGTTAGGTTCCTATGAGGATGTGGTCGCAACGCCGCCCGGCGTCCTGGCCGGTCCAGTTGCCGCAGTTGTAGTAGGGCGGCTCGACTGCCCGCTTGTGCGTGTGCCCGATCACGATAGACTCCGCGCCGGGGATGCGCTTCATCAGACTGAGCGCCCGGCGGCGATAGGCGCTGGCGTCCCCGAATCGCCCCGAACTCAGCAGCCCTCCGAGTCGCCGCGTGACCCAGTCGTCCGCATCGGCGCCGAAGACCCGCTCAAGCGTCCCGCCGGCCTTCGCCCCGGCCCAGCCGATGAAGCGGTAGCGGCCGAAGTTCAGCGGGTCAAAACAGCTCCCGTGCGTGACGTAGACGCCACGCACTAAGACCGCGTCGGCGGTCCAGTGCCCGAAGAGCTGCGGCACCGGATCATGGTTTCCGATCAGCAGCCAGGTCACGTAATCCTCGATGGCTTGCGCCGCGCGCGGATGGGCCCGCTCGATCTCGGCCAGCGTCGCCTGCGCGAGGTCGGCTGTGTCGCCCGCTAGGCCGATGCGTTCCCGGCGGTGCCAGAACCGCAGGAACTCGACCAGGACATCATCGGCGCTGAAGTCCTCGGCCGCGTCGCCGCCATCTAAGTGCAGATCGGAGAGCCAGAGCATCGCCGTCTCCTTCTCTCAACCAATGGTCACGGCACGAACCATCCGCGGTCCCGAGCAATGACCGCCGCCATGACCAGGATCATCACTAGCGCCAGGACCCACTCAAGCCAGTGCAGCCCCAACCAGGTCTTCATGGCTGCGGCACCTCCGGCTTCCGGCGCCGGTTCAAGCGCCTCCTCGGCACCAGGGCCTTGAGCAGCCCGATATTCTGGGCCGTGATCGGGATGCCTCCTGTCTGCCGCCGCTTCTCCGCAAACGGGTTGAACTCATCCGGCCGACGCGGCTTCGTCGCGTGCGTATTCCAGAGGATGCACATGAGCCAGCTCGCCCGTTCCCATTCGGCCTTCTGCCGTCCGCGCGCCATCCACAAGAGCTGGCGGTACGTGAACGGGTCGGGGTCTACCCCGGCGACGCCGGCAAGTTCATAGACGGCGCACCAGAAGTCGAGGCGCTCTCCTCCATCTTCCGCGCCTCCGCCTCGAGGTCCCGCCGGAAGGCCTCCTCGTCCGCCGTCCCGCTCAGCCTCTGGTCCGCGAGCTGCATCCTGATCGCCTCTAACCGCCGGAGCTTCTGCGCCGCCTTCTCTAACAGCCCCCGGAGGGGGTGCGGGAAAAAAGCCAAGAGCTCCTCGAGCATGGCCGTCGCGGCCTCGGCCAACCCGTCCCCCCGCATCCCCTCCAAGAACTGCTCCGGCGTCATCTGCCGTGCGTGTATCTGCTCGGCACAGAGCACGCAGAGCAGGTCGCAGAGGAACACGGGGTCACGGCCGATCCGCTGAAACAGGCTCGCGTCGTCCATCTCATAGAGCTTGACGGCGAGCAGTCCTTCCACTCTCTTGACGGCCAGGACCGTGATGGAGACCGCCCAATCGCGGCCGGCAGCATCCTTGAAGCTGTGCATACGGCCCTCCCAAAGGTTCGCGGTGGGCTACGCTTAGCTGGCGCTCACCGTGTACCATTCCGTCTCGGTCGAAGGCTTCACCGTGACGTCCACGGTCACACCTTCGGCGAGCGGCTCGTTTATGCCGAAGTTGGTGACGCTGAAGTTGCCGACGAGTCCCTGGGCGCCCCCGACCTCGATGTCCCCGTCCATGACGGCCAGGGCGATCTCGTCGCTGCCGTCCCACGCTTCCTGAAGCGCAGTGAACCCGGCATCGTCGGTGTCATAGAGCATCCCGAAGTCCACAGTTCCGCTCTTCAGCGTCGCGCGGGTAGCCTCCCAGCCGTCGTTGTCGCGCGTGGTCATGTCGGCCTCGCGCGTGCTGAGGTTCCGCTTCAGGTCCTTGACGTTCGTCACCTCGATCCAGGTCGCCAGCGCGGGCGTGTTGGCGATGTCGTCCAGCAGCGTCGCGCAGCGGTACAACTTGCACTCCATCCCGAGCTTGTTGGCCATCGGTGAGTCCTCCTTTTAGGCTGCCATCGCGGCACCCCCTAACGCGAGGGGCCGGAGGCTGTAGTCCCAGATCTCCTGCTGTTGACGCAGCACGCTCTGGTAGGCGGGCCGCACGTACGGCCGCGCCTCGTAGTGATAGATGCGGATCACCCCCCGGGCGCTGACGGTCCCGCCCCCTGGTCCGCGCCGCACGGGATTCCCGCCGTACTCGAGCACCTCCGGGACGGTGAAGTTCACATACGGCGAGTTGCCGCCCCTCAAGAGGCTCGGCCCGACTATGAGGGACCAGCTCTCTGTATCGAAGGCCCAGTAGAGCATCTTGCGCAGGAGTCCCACATGGGCGAAGGGCGCGAAGCCGGGCGGCGAATACACCCCCTTCGGGGCGTCCACCATGAGCATCTTGGCGCGTTCAGCGACCAGGAACCCGAAGCGGTTCAGGAAGCGGTGCTCCATCGGGTCCAGGGCCGCCTTCACGCCCGGCCGGTCGAAGAAGCTCCCCTTGAACTCCTTCAGGCCCCAGCCGAACCGGATGCTGTTCTCGGCCGTCGGCATCCCGCCCATGGGCGGCGGCTGAAAGATAAACCTGCTCATGCTGAAGGCCATTCCCTACCCCGAAAGCGTGAAGGTCAGCATCAACGCGCCCGTGAAAGCCCGGTACACCGTGAGATCGTTCGGCTCGCAGGCAAGGACCTTCATCGCCGTGCAGACGGCCCGGGCGTCGCCGACGCTCAGTATCAGGCCCTTGCAGTGTCCCGCGACCTCCTCGATCAGGTCCACTAAGGCGTCCACCTCGCCCTGCTCCTCCGCGATGCCCTGCTGAAGTCCCTTCTGAAAGAACACCGTCACCGGATGGCTCTCCTTCCATTCGGTGCGCGTCTCCATCTCGGTCGTCCAGTCGCCGGGGATCACCGACACCCAAAGCGTGTCTCCAAGCTCTTCCCGCTTCATGCGCGGCAGCGTGCTCCGCACCGCCGTAAAGGCCTGGCTGAATGAGCTTCCGTTCAGCTCCTCGACCAGCGCATCGGCTATGTCCGCAATCCTCGACATCCCGTTGCCTCAGAAGAACCGCAGGAGCCGTCCGGCGAAGCCGCCCAACAGCCCGCCCAGCGTGCCGGCGCCGAGCATGTAGAACATCAGGGCGATGAAGCGCATCTTGAGACTCACAATCTGCTCGGCCTGCTTCTTGATCTCGGCTGCCTGCTCGGGCACCGCCTTCCGCGCCTCGCAGAGCTCCAGGTGTTTCTCGATCACTGCCTGGGCGGCCTTCGTGGCCGCATGGTTGGCGATCAGCTCAACCCACTCAGGCAGAGGCACCTTGACCATCTGTTCAGGACCGGGAGCCATCAACCCACTTCCTTCGTGTGAATGCGGAGCTGCCCGCCCGCGCGATCCGACCAGCGCCATTCCGGCTCGCCACCGCCCGGACTCATCACCTCGTAGGTCCGGGTGAGCTCATCGTCTGCCTCGTCCACCTGATCGCCCAACTCCGGATCGCCGAAGTCACTCAGTAGCGCCGCCTCGATGAGGTAATCCCGCATGACGACCCGGAGCTCCGCGCCGGACTCAGTTGTCAGCCTGAAGACCGTCTGGCCGATGGTGGCAAGGACCTCGGCCTCGGCCGCCGTCGAACCCCGTCCGCGCCGGTACGTCACCGTCCGCGTCATGTAGGCGGCCCGCCGCTTGTGCATCCACTCGACTCCGCGCGCCAGCATGTCGCTCATCACAGCGCCCTCTTCACAAGCCCATCCAACGCCCGCCCTTCACGCAGTTCCTCGGCGTTCCACTGCCGGCAGGCGAGCCACTCCAGATAGTTCCGCACGGCGCCGGCGTCCGGCCGCCAGCCTTCCAGCATCTCGCCCAGGGCGGCCTTCAGACCTGCCAGGGGTGTCTCCTTCGCCACGCCCGCCCGGCCGTAGAGGCTCGGCCCGAGCGCCAGGACCGGGCAGCCCAGGGCCAGGCACTCATTGCCCGCATTGCTGTTGATCATCACGGCGAACCGCGCCCCCTCGATGGCCTCCGCGAGCGTCGGCGCCGGGCAGCGCGGCAGCGTCCGATGCCTCGGCCGGTCGCGCTTCGCATCCAACGGGTGCGGCCGGACTACGGCCTGGACGCCCTTCGGCAGCGCCCGCGCCACGGCCGTCTCGAGCCCGGGCAGCGCCTTCAGCTCGGAGTCCTGCATCTGCGTGTCGCCGGCCAACTGCCCGATCAGGAGCACGTAGCCCTTGCGCGGCTCGAACGGCCTGAGCGCTCTCGGCCAGACGCGCGCCAGGCGTTCCGCACCGTCCGCCGGCGCCGGCCGCCTCAGTTCTCCATTCGTCCAGGACGCCCAGTGCAGGATGCCCGCGTGATCGGCCTGGACGTACTGCGAACGCTCGAAGAACCCATGCTCGATCTGGAGCACGGGCAGGCCCAACTCGCGCGCCTCGGCCATCCGCACGCCGAAGTGCGCCCGCCGTCCATTCCACACCACGCCCAGATCCGCGATCTCGATCTGCCGCTCCGCCTCCGCCCGCCGCACCTCGACCTCGAACCCGATCCGGGCCAGGCCCTCGGCCAGTGCCGGGAAGACCCAGGCCGTGCTGATCCCCACGTGCCCCTTCCATTGCAGCTCCAATGCCAGGATCACCGCCCGCCGGCCGCGCCAGGGGCCGTCAGCCAACGCATCCGCGTTGGCCCGCGGCTCGATGCGCGCGAGCAGGTTGGCGTCACGGCCGGGCGTGAGTACCGTCTCGCCGCCCGCCCACAGGTGCATCGTGAACGGGTACTGCCCCTGGGTCGGCGCGAGCCGCGTGGCCACGCGGGACCGCCCGCTCACTAAGACCGGGTAGACCCGCTCCGCCCGGCCGATCTCGGCGGGGTAGAAGAAGGGCCAGCTCCCGCGCACGAACGCCTCCGGGTGCTCCTTATAGAGCCGCGTCATCAGCACCGGCCCGAAGTCGCACCGCCCGATGGGCCCGGAGGGCTTGTTCACGATCTCGGACTCGATCCAGGGCCAGCCGGACCAGTCCGTCGTAGCGGCCAGGAGCCCGTTCGCCGTCTCCAACGCCGGGTTCCGCTGCCCGTGCTGCTCCGTGACGAACATCGTCCGCCCGTCCAGGCCGTAGGCCTCGACAATCCCCTCCACGCCCCGGAACGGCCAGTAATCCGTGTCGAAGTACCAGCCGCCGAAGCGCTGCAGCGCGCTCACCGCGAGCACGTCGCTCTTCGTGCAAACGTCCTCGATCCGCGCGTAGGTGGCCGCATACTGCGGGAGCAGCACGCTCTCATCGTGGATGCGGACCTCGTAGGCCGGGTTCAGCCGGCGGAACTCCTCAATGTTCCTTTGGACCCAGGCGGGCATCGCCGGCCCGAACCAGATGAAGTGGATGATGCGCGGCATCATCAGACGCTCCTTCCGACCCACTCGGGCAGCGGGTGATCGCTGACGTAGCTCGTCCACACGGGATAGCGCTTGTAGTCCCATCGGTGCGGGAAGCTCGGCAGCAGCTCCTCATATCGGTAGACCGGCCTCCCCGGCTCCGTGTTGTTGACGACGAACAGCCGCGTCACGGGACGCAGCAGCCGCATCTGGATGATCCGATGCTGCGCCGGCGCCTCGTCCACGAACACCAGTTCCCAGGCCTCGCGGACATACACAGAGATGTCCGCCGCACAGACGATCTCATGGTTGGCCGAGCGCAGGTCCGCGAACCTCGCGACCCAGCGCGGGTTCGTGTCGCACGTCACGAAGCGGCGGTCCGGGTATGCCCCGGACAGCGCGCGCAGGACCCGCGTGCTGTAATGCCCCGAGCCCAGCTCGAGTACCGCCCCGCTCGTGTGCAGCACGGCCTCAACCAGGACCGGCAGGTGCGTGCTCCAAAGGTCTATGTCGCCGTTGTCCATCTTCAGCTCACCAGAGAGCATCCTTCAGCCAGCTCAGGTCGTCCTCGTCGCTCACCACGGAGGTCCAGGGTGCGTAGCCCTGCCACTCGACGCGGTGCGCGAACGTGTTCAGCAGAGGCTCATAGCAGTACGCCCGATGCTCAGTGTCGTGAACCACGAAGAGGCGCACGTGCCCGCGCAGGCGCTCGATCTCGCGCACCCGGCGCAGAGGCGGCGAGTGATCGATGAGCGCCACGTCGTAAGACTCTCCCAGCGCGACCTCCTCCCACGGGCCGCTGATCAACTTCACCGCATGGTGGCCCCGGCCCAGATGGCTGAACCGCGCGTACCATTGCGGGTCGCTCTCCAGACTGACCAGGGGGCGCCCCAGACACAGCGCGTGGAGCAGCGGCGTCGAGTAGGCCCCGCAGCCCAGCTCGAGGACCGGGCCGGTCGTGTGCGCCACGCACGCACCCAACAGCGGCAGGTGCGTAGCGAACTCGGTCATCATCCAATCGGGCCGCATTCCTGTTCGCTCCCTCCCGACCTCACTTCCGGAACCATATGTGCCTGTTCGCCGAGGTCCCGGCCGGCACCATGCCGTCGGCCAGGATCCAGTCCCGGATCGCTCCAGCCGCCAGCCGGCGGTACTCCGGGAACCAGTCGTGGCAGCAGAGGATCCCGCCGGGGCTCATGCGCGGCCAGCACCAGCGGAGCGTCCAGAGGGTCGGGCCATACTGGTCTAAGTCCACGTGGACGAAGGCCAGCGCGCGGACCTGACCGACCATCTCCGCGAGGATCGCCGGGATCCAGCCTTCCCAGACCTCGACCGTGCCGTCTAAGGGCCGCACCAAGTCGCGGAACGCCTGCGACCCGCCCGTGCTGAGCGCGCCCGCGGGATACTCGCAGCTCCCGTCCGGCTCGTAGTCGTTCGGCCCCGGCTCGCCGCAGCCCTGGAAGCTGTCCACCGCATGTGCCCGCTTCCCAAAGGCCTGCGCCGCCTCGGCCAGGGGCAGGAAGGTCTCGCCCTGCCAGACCCCGAACTCGGCGAAGTCCCCTTGGACCTCGCCGCAGGCCCGGACCAGCTCCTCGATCTGCCCGTAGCTCGCGCGCATGGCGCTCGCCTCAGCGGCCTCCGCAGTCGCGCGGGGGCAAACGGCGCGCGACCGGCCTGACTGCGCGCCGGGAAGCCCGTCATTCGGGGCCGGGGGCTTGTCCGTCTTACGCTCAGGCCCTGCAGAGGTCCACGTCCACCGTCTCGTCGTCTGCGGCAGCCGCGCCGACCGTGTAGCCGGCACACTTCAGGCCGTCGGCCGTGGACGTGACGATCTCGCTGTCCGGGTCCCAGTAGACCTTCGTGCCGGCGTCTAAGGCGCTACCGGATCCGGTGTCCTTCGGGAATCTCACGACACCCTTAATCGTAACCGCGCCCTTGACCCCCGCCGAGATGGCCACCGGGGCCACGGCCACGATGCTCCCGATGACGATCACGTCGCCGGCCGCCACGTCGGCGTCCGGCGTGTAGTCAATCGAGACCCCGGTCTGTACGAACGTCGCCAGCGGCGTCGCCAGCGCACACATCCCGACTATCGCTCCCAAGAGCACAACCAGTGCGAAGAGTTCCATCTTCCGAACCTCCGATCGAGAGGGTTAAGTCCTTTTGCTGCTCCTATGTGCTCGGGGCGGCGTCCGGGTCAGTGCCCGGACACCGCGCCCCGCAATTCCCCGTCAGGGCCCGCCAGTGCTTAGGCGGCGCCCTTGCTCTTCATGCCGGCGTAGTAATCCGCCAGCGACACGCCGAAGTCGTGGTATCCCCTCACCTGGATGCCCAGCGTGTCGAAGTCCACGTCCGCGCTCTCGACCGTCGGGGTCTCCTGTCCGTTCAGGAACACGACCTCGATCACGGCGAGATCGGCCGGATCGGCCAAGAGATACCAGGCCGTCAGCGAGTACCCGCTGTAGCCCGTGTCGCTCAGGTAGGCCGACACGACCGGCTGGTACTTCCCGGCGTGGATGTTGCTGTCCGGCACCTTCGCCTTCGTGGACGCGCCGCCGGTGTTGATGTTCCGGGCGACGTACAGCTCATCGGCGTCCGCCTCGATGTCCGGCGGCACCAGCAGCTTGCGCGGCGTGAGGCCGAGCAGCTTGCCGTCCGAGTCCTTCATCTTGCGGAACGCGGTGACTCCGGTCGTCAACCCCGCGCTGTCGAGGACCGTTGCGGCGCCGCTGATGTAGTTCCCACGGCCGCCCGTGAAGAAGCTGCCGTTGTTCAGGAACGCCGTCCAGAAGACGTTGTTGAGCTTCAGGCCGGCGCCCCGCCCCAGCATCTGCCGCAGGCTGTCGAATGCGCCCAGGTCGTCGTTGATGATGTCCTGGCGCGTCACGGCGAACATCTTGCCGTAGGTCTTGGCCTGCACCTCGAACGATTCCTCGTTCGTGGCACCGTGCTTCAGCTCCCCGCCCGGCCCGACCTCCTCGTACTCCATGTCCCCGGTCAGGCGGTAGTGCGTCACCGCCTTGAAGTCGTTGACCGGCCGGATGCGGGCGATCTGCCGCCATGCCTGCTCGACGTGCATGAAGGCGTCTAACAGCACCTTGTTCGCCACATTCGACAGGATGCCCGAGGCCGCCTGCGTGCTGAACGCCGCTCGCAGGGCCGCCTTCAGGTTCCCGGTGTGGATGTGCCGTTCGGTGAACCCGTTCGCCCAGGCGCACTCCAGCACGAACTGCCCGGCGCCGATGGGGCCGCCGAACCGCTTGCGCGCCGTCGCAAGGATGGGCTCGCCGTACGCTTTCACGATGGATTCCTGGCTCAGCCCGTTCCCGAGGCAGAGCGCCGCCTCGATCACCTTCGGGCCGGTCTCATCGCTGGCCGCGTGGATCGCCGGGGCCGCCGGACGCGACGCGCGCAGCATTTCCAGCTCCGCCTTCGTCTCGCTCCAGCCCTCGCCGATGGCCTTCGCCTCGATGTCCGGGTGCCCTTCGCAGAGCTTGGCGATGGCGGCGATCCGCGCCTTCTCCTGCGCGGTTTCCTTCCGGATACTCGCCACCACCTCGGCCACGAACGCCTTCGCCTGCGCCTTCACGTCTAAGTCCTCGTCGCCCTCCAGATCATCGGCCCCTTCGGCCGGAGGCGCGTCGGCCGCAGCCTGCGCCTTGATCTCCGCCTCGTAGCTCGCCCTGAGCGTCTTCTGCTGCTCCTCGCTCAGGTCCTCGATCTTCCATCCGCGTGCCTTCAGCCACTCCTCGAACTTCATGGCGTCGTCTCCTATCTGGGCGGCTCTCGCCGCAATGCTCGCCGTGGCGCCGTCATCCGCGCCGACAGCACAGAAACTGACCTCCCTCAAGATGGACTTCCTGACGATGCTCACCGGGCCCTTGAAGCTCTGCCCGTTCGCCTGTGCGGTGGCTCCCCCCTGCACGTACTCCGCGCTCTTCACCCGCAGGCCGACCGATGCCTGCCACGGGAAGCCGCGCTTGGCGTTCTCCACCACCTCGCGCGCTGCCTCGCCGCTGCCCGAAATCGTCCCGCTGAGCTTCAGCCGCCGGGCCGACTTCTCGACCTCCTCCGTGTGCCCGACGATCTTGCCCGGGTCATGGTCCTTCAGGGCCGCGAACGGCGTCGGCGCCTCCAGTCCTCCCAGGTCAATCACGACCGGCCCATACCACCCGCTCGGCTCGATCACCCCGCCCGTGTAGGCGATGATGCTGAAGGTCGGCAGCTTCTCGGCCTTGCCCTCCTCCGCCGGCACCGCCTCGATGTCCACGATGGCCCGGCACTCCAGCAGCTTGCCCGCGCTCGATTCCTCTTTGTCGCCGGTGGCGGGCTCGAACATGATCGGCTTGTAGTCGTGCTCCTTCAGCCACTTCCTCGCCTCGGCCACGCTCCACTGGTCCGCCTTGAACCGGATCGCCTGCTCGACCGTCCCGCCCTGCGGCTTGCTCTTCAGGGGCCCGCCCAGCGCGCGTATCCCCTTGCTCGCCCAGAGTTCCACTATTCGCAGGAAGTCGCTCGGCCGTCGCAGCCGGGCGGCGTGTTCATTGGCGTAAGGCATGGATGACCTCCTCGATGGCCTCCGGGTCCCCGTCGCTCCGCGCAGGCTCCGGGCCGGCTGCCGTCGCAAACAGCTTCTGCCGGATCAGAGCCTGCAGCTCCGGCAGCGTGATGCCGAGGGACTTCGCACCCTTCTCAAGCTCAGTGCGCCAGTCCTGCCCCCGGCTGGCGTAGAGCGTCGGCAGCGTCAGTGCGCCACAGGAGAGCCGCGTCTGCTCCGCCCCCGCCTCGCGGGGGTCAATGCTCTGCCGCTTCTGCCAGAGCCACTCGTGACGGGGCTTCTCCGGGATCTCCAATCCGTAGGCCAGCCGCGCCTCCTGGAGCCATAGGTCGAAGATGGGCTCGGCGGCCTCGTCTTCCAGCTCGGACTGCACTACTCCGATGCCCTTCCAATACGCCTCCTGGTCCAACTTGCCGGACGCGAAGTTGTAGCGGCTCGAGTCCCCCGTGCTCAGGTTGGCCGGCATCAGCAGCGCGCGGCCCGCCTCGGTCAATTCCTCCCGCTTGAAGTCGGGAAACGTCGTGTTCGGGTGCTGTGCCTGAAACTGCTTCATTGCCCAGCCGTCGGGCATCGTCACCATCAGGTTCTGCTCGATCTCGACCGCGTCGAATGCCTCGATGTCCGCCGCCTCGCCGCTCGGGGGCGCATTCGTTTCGAGGACGGCCGAGAAGTCGGCCGCCGTCTCCGCCGCATGGAGTGTCGCCAGGATGAAGCGCCGTAGCTGCCCGAAGACGCCGAGGGACGAGAGCATCTCCGGAACGCCCCGATGCTGCTCCGGCCGGATTCCCTCGAAACTATGGATCACCCAGCGGGCCTCATATTCCTTCGGGGTGTCCAACGGCGCGTAGGCCGAGCCGCCGGGATGGTTCGTCAATATCTGATAGCGGACGGGGTTCAACTGATCGTCCAGGATCACGCCGTCCACGTTGTTGTCGTCCAAGAGCAGGCCCGGGCTGTGGAGCCTGTCGCACTCCAAGAGCCGCAGGTCCAGCTTCACCTCATCCTGGAGCGCCGGGTTCGTGATCAGCAGCATCAGGCCCTCGCCGTCTACGGTCCGCGCCGTCCGCATCGTCCGCAGCCGGCGCGCCAGGTGCGCTCGCCGCGCCCAGCCTGCCCAACGCCCCTCGATCTGCTCGTTCAACCCCTCGTCGTCCAAAAGCATCTGGAGCTGGGGCCCGTTGTCCCCCACCACGTCATGGCTGAAGATCAGGACGACCGCACGCGCATAGCTGTTGTTCCACACCTCGTAGCGGCTCCGCTTCCTCAGCGTGAGCCGCACGGAGTAGGAGTTGGCCTCATCGGCGCTCAGCGCGTCGGCCGCCGCCCAGTGCCGGCTGTTGTCGTCGTTCGTCTGGGCCGCGTCGTACCGGCCCTGGAGCCCCCGAGGCCGCACTAAGATGCGCGGCCTGCTCTGCACCTCGCTGGCGCGGAAGGGCCGCCCATACTGGTCAAGGATTCGGGCCATCACGCCCCCGGCGGCTTGAGCTTCGTGAACCGGAGCCCCCGGCTCCCCGATGCGTCGGCGGCCGTCTTGCTGTCCAAGTGGCGGTCGGCGGCGATCTGGTCGGCCAGCGGATGCTCTTCCACCTCCACGCCGTCGGCCACAACCCGGCGCGGAGCCTGAGCGTTCTCTAAGATCTTCTCGCGGACCTCGTCGGGCACGGTGCGCCCTCAATCTCGTGGGCGGCGGCCCAAAAGAAAGAGCCGCACGGGGGCACGGCCCCGTGCGGCTCGTTTCACTCTGGGTCAGGCGCGCCGGGGATCAGCCGGCGCGCTGCCGCCCTCTCACGTCTTCATCTGCCACCTTAGTCGGTTCCCCCGGCCTGTCAAGCCTCCGGGCCCCCAAAGCCGGAAATCGTTGTACCGGTAGAGGTTTTGCCCTCAGATTTGCGTCTCGTGCGTCGTGATCCGATGCCCGCAGTGCCGGCATTGCCGCCTCCGCCGTATCCGCCCGTCCTCTAACTTCTGCGTGTAGACAACCTCGAAATGCCGGCAGCCGCAGACCCGGCAGACCAAGCCCCGCTCGTCCGAGTTGCGCCGCTGCTGCTGCAGGTCCGACGCCCTTACCTTCTCCCGCTTCTCCGCCATCTCTCCCTCTGGAGCTCGGAGAGCTTGATCTTCTTCCGCTCCGGTCCCCCCGTCCGGCTGCTCGCCAGCTCCACCCCCCGGAACGATGCCCCCGCCGCGCACCCCACCAGGCAGTCGAACCAGTGGTTGTCGGGCTTGGCCGTCAGGAGCTTCCACTCATCCACCGTCCGCCCCCGGCCAACCGTCCGCACCCGGTACTCGGCCGTCAGGTGCTCGGCTAACATCCGGTGCTGGTACGCCTTGTTCTTCCGCCCGAAGATGCCGAGGCAGCCCTTGTCCCCCGGGGCCGCCCCCAGCCGCTCGTGGACGAAGCTCTTCCAGTAGTTCGTGTCCACCAGTATCTGCCGCAGGACGTGCCGCCCCTTCATCGTCGGCACCCACCAGTGATGCCCGATCCGGTCCCCCTTGTGCCGGTCGTACTCCGAGATCGGCTTGTTCGCCGCGCCGATCCCCTGCCCCTGGCTCGGCATCAGCAACGCGGCGTGCCCGCTCTCCCTGCAGAACTGATGCACCGTCTGAGTGACCAGTCCCCACTTGGCGTCTATCAGCACCAGGTCGAGGCGCAGGACCGCCCCGTCCTCGCGCTTCCACTCCCGCCCGGCCAGGTCGTTCACTAAGGCATCGAGCCCGGCGTAGACCGACCCCTCCAATCCCATCCCCTGGTGTGTCATGCGCAGCGTCCGGCTCGCCTTCTGACTCGTGAAGTGCGCCCGCTTCTGGTCGGGATATGCCCCATAGTCAATGACCTGCCCCGCGAACCCCGCCTGCCACGCGCAGACCGTGTAGTAGAGCAGCCGCTCCTGCACGTCTATGAACGCCGTGAGCACGTCGGCCCCCGCCGGCACCTCGCCTCTCGGCCGGTTGTTTGCCTTCGCGCAGATCTCGTCCACCGTCAAGGTCTCTAAGGCATCCGTCTCCGCCGGCAGGGGCTCGTTCTGGTACTCGGCGAAGAAGGACGCCTCATCCTCGATCTTCACGTTCATCGCGCTCTGGATGGCGCTCAACTCACCCGGCAGAAACCGCTCCGGCCAGGAGACCTCCGCGCCCTTGTCCATCGCCTCCCGGTGCGCCGCGTAGAATGTCGTAGCGCTCTCGCCTTGGCCTCCTTCGTCGAAACTCCCCGCCCGCATGAATGCATACTCGTCCCAGAGCTTCTCGTCGTCGGGGAACCGCAACACCATCTTCATCCGCTCGCCCTGCCACTCCGGGTGCAGCTTCCGGTCCAGGAACCGGTCTGCTAAGTCCCCCTCGTAGATCACTGTGCAGGCCATGAACGCCGCGATCGCCTTCTTCGGGCCCGCCAACTTCAGGACGTCCCCTAAGATGATCCGCTCCCGCTCCTCCGTCATCGTGTCGCTGCGGGCGCTCTTCCGCGTCTGCGGGTCGTCCAAGAGCACGAAGTCCGGCCTCAGCGTCTCCCCCGTCGGCGCCACTAAGAACATCCCGCGCACCTGGCCCGTCAACCCCGCTACATAGAAGATGCCCCCCGTCCCGTTCTCCTCCGGCACGCCGGCCGCATCGAGTACGATCCTTGGCAGCCTCGCCAGGACGATGTACTCCTTCGTCAGCTCGATCAGCGTCCTCTTGCCCCGGCAGTGCTGCCCCGCGCACCGGTTCACGATCCCGCCGATGCACCGCACCGGGTAGCAGATCTCCGGGAAGTCCGCTAAGAGCAGGTCGTTGGACTCCAATTCCGCGCGGATGCCCGCCAGGAGGCGCTTCGCGTGGCCCTTTTCCGGCCCGATCAATCCCGCGAAGCGCGACAGGGCCGCCCCGATGCCCCAGATGGGCGCGCGGTCGAAGATGGAAGTCTTGCCGGTCCCGCGCGGCATGGCCTGCGCGAAGTGGCCTCCGTTGCGGATCGCGGCCTCGATCCGTGCGATGAGTTTCAGGTGGTTGCGACTCCAGGGCAGGTAGAACGTCTCGGGGAAGTAGATCTCTAAGAACCGCTGTAGCGAACCCGTCGCTTCCGCACGCCGTTCCGGGTCCGCAACGGCCGGTATGTCGCCGATGTCCCGCCCCGCCCGCGACAGGTCCGCCTGCCGTGCCCCCGCCTGGTCCTTGTGCGCCTCATAGGTGCGCCGCCGCTTCCGCTGTGCCCCCGGCGTCGCCGGCCCCTTCCGTGCGGACTCGGGCCTCCTCGCTTTGCCCTTCACGCGACCTCCACGCCCGCAAGCCTCAGCCGCGCCCGCGCCAGCTTGCAGTACTCGGCGGACAACTCTATCCCGATGCTGTCCCGCCCCAATCTCGCCGCCGCGATCAGTGTCGAAGCCATCCCTGCGAATGGGTCAAGTACAACCGCCCGGCCGCCCTCATCACTCACCTCGCATTCACACATCTGTTTCCATCCCAAGTGCCGCCGCGGATGCCGGTCCTTCCACCTCTGGTAAGATGCCCCTGCCAGATCCGCTGAACCTGACCCATGTGAGAGCCGCGCCTCGCTCTGTTGTCCGCTCTGGCGGACTGGATGGCCTTTGCTGGCCCGCGAGACAACGCGCTTCCACGCCGCGCTACACCTACTGCAGACCTTCGGACTGCTCCCCGCGATGATGCACTTCTCCGCGAGCGCTGGCGGGAACGCCGCATGATGGCTGACCCATGCGGTCGAGCCGCAAGGACACCTTCGCCGGACCTTCGGTGGCCGGCCCAGCTTCGGGAGGTTCCGCCAGTGCCGAGCCCGGTATACGTTTGCGCACCCCCGGCACATCTGTAGGTCAAACCGGCTCGGGCCGATGCCCCAGGCGTCGCGCCAGTTCCGCATTCCGGCTTCGCCTACTCCCCGCTTGCGCCCGATGTTCGTCGCCGCTGATGCCTTGCAGTGCGAATCGCTCAACTCCTTGGCCCTTCCCGCGATCCTGGCCCTCTGCTCGCGCATCTTCCGCAGATCGCTCTCCCCGCTGTTCCCGGCCTCCCGTGCCGCGAACCAGTCGTAGTACGGGTTCTTCTGCTTGCTGCAGAGGAGGATCACGTCATAGGCCGCCGTCGGCCGGTCCCGAACCGACTCCGGCATGACTGACCCACTCCATCCATCGCAGAAGCTCAGCCCCTTCACCCACACGATCGGCCGCCGCACCCACCACTTGTCCTCCTGAAGCGCCAGCGCCAATCGGAAGGGGATGAAACACGCATCCTTCGGCTTCAGCCCATCCTCGCGCAGGGAAGCCACGCTCCCGCGGTCCAGCGGGTAAGCGCTTGCGGCCTTCTTTGCTCCATGCGTCCCCAGACTGCCGGCGCCTCCTCCGGGATTGTGGCATGTCCCCTTGCCGCTGGCGCATGTGTCGCCCATGACGATCCACAGTGTTCCCTCCGGCCTCAGAACCCGCCGGACTTCACGGAACACGCCGACAAGGTGGGCGATGTAGAGCTTGATGCTCGGCTCCAGACCCAGCGCACCCCGCCAAGCGCCGCACCGCCGACAGAAGGCACCCGCTGGGGCGGTCTGGCCCGCCCCGGCGGCGACGGCGTTCTTCCACTTGGTCTGCTCCACCTGTCCAGGATGATGGCATGACAACTGACGCCCCCATTGATGCTTGCAACCCTTACCCCCCATGGCCTCGGCGGAGGGTGGCCAGATGGTCGGCTCAATTCCATCATAGGCCCGAAGCGACCAGTACGGCGGACTCGTGATAACGCAGTGGACGCTCTCCCGCGGCAACTTCGGGAGCATCTTCACGCAGTCGCCCCGGATGATCCGCGCCGTCATTCAGTGATCTCTCTCAAAGACGTCCCCCCCGGCAGATCAACGCGCACTGCCCGCGCTCAAGGACGATCTTCACAAGGTTGGCCAGTGAACGCGGGACGCTCTTGAACCCCAAACAGATCGGGCACTTCACGAGGGTCTTTGGATCCTCCCATCCGCTCCCTCGACACGCCGGGCAGCTATCCTCCCTGATGCCCAGATTTCTGACAGCCCGCTCGATCATCAGCAGGGCCCGCTGCCGCCGCAGGTGCGGAGGCACATGCCCCGCCAGGATGTGCATCAAGCCCCATCGCAACTTAGCCGCCGTGGCCATATGCCCGTCACCAGAACCGCCCCTGCACGCGGGCCGCCCCACAACACCGCTTCGACTTCCGCCCGCTGCCGCATGGGCATGGATCGTTCCGCCCGACTCGGCCATCAGCCGGCCGCCGGTATGGCTGCGGCCCCTTCGGCACGGCCAGATGCATGAGCGACGCGATGATGGCCTCGCCTGCCCTGCGCGCCAGGGCCGATCTGCGCACCCGATGGGCTGGCCGCGTCATGGTCTGCGCTCCCCAAAAGAAGAGCCCCGAGGCCACCGGCCCCAGGGCCCTTGCAGCACACAGCCACGGGAGGATGTGATCCGTGTGCGCCTATGAAAACAGGCGTCGCCCGCGCCCCTGGCCAGGTTGCGAGCAACGCCTGTCGGATCCGACCCGTTTATCCGCATCGGGAGGCCGCACCTCACGCCCAAGCCGGGCGCAGCTCCTCCCGTGCGCTTCAATAGCTTACCGGTCTGCCTATCCCAAGTCAAGCCCGCCGCATATCTTAGCTGCAGGTCTACCGCTTCCCCACCGCTTCTCGCACCGCCTCGTGGTCCGGCTTTGCCGACCAGACCTCCTCGTCCTGGATGAGCACGAACCCCAGCCGCTTCAGGTCGGCGTCGCTGACCTGGTCCTCCACGGCGGCGCGCTTGAGCAGTTGCCGGTCCACGTGCTTCTCCGTCCGGATGAACCGTAGGTTGGCGCCCGCAAACCGAGGGATGGCTTCATGCTCCTCGACGTTCTCCTGGAGCTCGAGTCGCGCGGGCTTGTCGCGCACCCACACCTCGCCCGACCCAACGCGCAAGGTCTTGGCCTCGCCCTCGAACAGCGTCTCCCGCGCCGCCTTGCACGCCTCAAGCAGTGCGCCCTCGCGCTTCGTCCGCTCCCCCCGGAGCGGCTCAAGCCGTGGCCCGAACTCCCCCTTAACAGCATCAAGGCGCCGGAGCATCTGTTGCTCCAGCGCCTCGATCATCAGGTCTAACTCGCCGATCTTGCGCAGCCTGCGGTCCACCTGCCCCGGCGTGATCGGCTTCTCGCTGCCCTGCCTTGAGCTCGTCGAATGCCCAGCCATCCGTGACCTCCACGGTCCACCATAGTCGGTTTCCCCCCGAAGTCAAGGGGGTGAATGACAGGAGCGGCAAGGAATGGGGAGGATTGTGAACGGGGTGGAAAGAAAGTGTGTGATCCTGCCCGGTGTTCGGGCTGACACCCGGCCGCCCGCCGGCGGCCCCCGGAGGACCCCTCGCCCCTATAGTGTGGCCCCGCCGGTCTCAGAACTCATAACACGTATAGTGTCACTCGCGCAGACACACTGTGGCCCCGCCGGTCTCAGAACTCATAACACGTATAGTGTCACTCGCGCAGACACACTATGGGCGCCGGCCCGGCCCGCTCCCTCTGTTGGCATGGTCCCTTTGCCGGGCCGGGCCGCGCGGCCGCCGCTCCCTTACGGCGCCGCGCGCCCTATGCGCCGCGTCACTCCGGCCGGCCCGCCCGGCCCGCTCCAGGATTTCCTATTGACACGTGTCAATGTCGCCGGTAGAATGCCGGGAAACCGGCGGGTCCATGCACTGAGGAGGGAGGCAGAGATGAAGGGCAAGTTAGGCGGAGGTTGGATCGTTCGGAATGACGGGACGCCGACGACGGGCCCGCGCCCGATCTACGTCGCCGCGAAGTGCGCCAAGCACGGCCGGCAGAAGGCGCACTCATTGCGCGAGGCTGTGCTCTGCGGGATCGTCCGCGCCGTGCGCACGTCGAGGCGGCAGACGCAGGTGCAGTTAGCCCAACTCTTTGATATCCCCCTCCGCACCGTCGTCCGCTGGGACGAGGCCGAGTCCGCGCCGGACCCGGGCCCTTATGCCCGCCTGTTGCAGAACTACCTGGATCCCCGAGGCGCCGGCGGCAGATGACGAACAGCCTCATTCGCATTCGGTGGACCGACGGTAGCGTCTGGGACGTTGACCTCGAGAGGCGGGCCGCGACGGTGGTTGCCGTTGACGCGAACGGATCACCAATCAGCGGCGGGCCGCCCATAGCGCCGCCGACTCTGGCACAGTTGACTCGTTTGCAGGGGTTGGTGCAAGAGGCGCGCGAGAAGGCCGAGCAGCTTCACAAGATTGTGTGTCCACAGCCAAGGGAAGGTTGGCGCATGTGTAACTGCCAGTATCCCAAACCCTCGGCAGATGATGCCGGCCCCGAGTGGAGACCCGTTGTCGAGTGGACAAAGGCTGCCTTGGCCCTGTCCGATTCGCTCGGCCCCAAACCCACTGATGCTGACCGCCCGAGGTTCTTATGAACCAGCACGGGACCAAGATGATGATCCCCGAACGATGGAGCGGTGCGGACTCAGATTGGTGGATCGCGCTCGCGGCCAGGGGGTTTCTTCTTGCCCTGGTCCTGACAGCCCTGGGCTCGGCCGCATGGGGGATCCTTGCGCTTCAATTCCGGTAAGGCCAGTTGAAGCAGGTCACCTCTCCCCGTCCAGGATCGCCGTGCCCTCGATAAAGCGCTTCCGCGCACGCGCCTGCGCAGCCTTCCGGTGGCGCATGGCTTGCTTCTCGCAGAGGACCTCCGCCTGGGCGAGCGGCGCGGCCCACAGGTCCACGTGCTGCCCCTCGCCCCCCAGCCTGTGGATCTTCGGACACGCCAGGCCGAGCGACCGCGCCGTGCGGATCAGCCGCACCAAGTCCCGGTCGAAGAGATGCGCCGCCCTCGTCGCCCCCTTGATGCCCGGCACGCCGACCCGGCCCCGGATGTGATGGAGCGCCTGCCCGCCGGCGGCCGACCAGGCCAGCGCCTCCCGCACCTCGCGGCTCTTGAACCGCCGGATCATCAGCGTTAGGCCCCGGGTTGCGGCTTGGGCCAGGTCTTGCCGCGGAGCACGGCTGCATCAATCGAGAGCCAGCACTCCTCGGAGCTCTCGACCCGGTCTATGACGCCGACCAGGACGTCATTCACCACCTGCCATGCCGCGCCGACGGTGTGATCATTCACGACATACATCCGGGCACTCATGGCCGACTGGTCCAGGCGCGAGGCGCAGTCGAGGCGGTAGCGGCCGCGGCGCCTCACGACCACGCGGACGGCAGCGTCCTGGCCGTTGCGGTTATCGGCCGCCGCGGCGGCCACTCCCTGGAAGGTGAATCCCGCGGCGTCGGCAGCCGGGACGGCGTAGCCATCCGCGTCGCTGCACACTAAAGCCCCGCCGAAGATCCGCGCCCCTGCCGCCATAGGGATCGAGAGCAGATCGCCCAGGCTGTACTCAATGGTCCTGTCCGCCATCAAGCCTCCCATCGTACGCCTCCTTCTGCCGGAACCGCCGGATGCCACCCTCTTACCTTCATCTTGTCAGCTCCTTTCAAGCCTTTGCACACACTTCAAGCAAGTCAGGCGCCCGGCCTACTATCCCCCCTGTCGGAGCTTGCTCGAGTACATTCGCTCCGTGGATATCGCCGTCCGCGGCACCCTACGCAGAGTCAGCAGAAAACACCGTCGGCCGAGCCAGTCCGGCGCCCAGTTTGCCTCCGGATACAGCGCCTTCGCCCGGAACGTGATCGCCAGTCGAGTCATCCTGACCGGCCACCTCCCGAGCATCCAGGCCGGGAACCACCGCATCTTGAAAGCCTGCTTCCAGTCCGCCGGCCACTCGACGACCTCGGTTTGCTCCACCTCCTCCTCAGCCAGGAAGTCCATAGAGAACGCTAAGAGGACCTCCTTCCGGATCCTCTCCACCTCGACTTGTAGGCTTTCCTGGCTGTACTGGCCGATCAGCACGCGGCGGGCTTGATAGGTCTCCCGGTGTAATGGCAGCAGTTCGCCCCGCGGTGGCGGAACGGGGGCATCCTCATCTACTGGAAACGGCCGCTCCTCGTCGCTCATCTCTCAAGCCTCGTTTCTATCTGCGCAATCTGCGGATCCCCGAGCCGCTTCCGCCGCTCTCTCAGGAGGCTCCGCCCCCTCGCCGCCCGGCTTCCAATTCAAAGCCCCAAGCACGGCCACCGGATCGACAAAGCCTGTCAGGACAGGTTCCGAGCTGTATTCCATGCTCCAACCAGCGATCCTCCCGTTCTGTATCAGAACGCGGCATTGCTCCATGTTGTCGGCAAGTCTGCTTGTGAGCTCGAAGCCCGAGAATGCCAGAGCCGCGATGCCCTTCATAGATAGGCGCATACATCGGCCCCATCGCTCCACCTCTGTGCATTGGACCAACTGAGCCGTACGGTAGATGAACAAGGAACTCACGCACGAGAGCAGATGAACAGACCGATCCGGCAAGTTGGGACGTTCCACGTTGATCTCCGCAGACCACTCCCAGCACCAAGAAGATTCCCCTCCTGGGCTATGACCGTCAACCCGAACCATCGCGGAGCCCTGGGAGACGTACCGTACGCCCGCATGATCCACCAGTCGGGCGCCGATCGTGAACACCAGCTTGACGCGCCTCATGTCTTCCTCTTGCCGTCCTCGGCGCCCTCCGCGCCCTCTTCTGGCCTTCGTAGTCCGCCCGCGGCGGACGGAGTAGACTCGGCGGTGAGCCGGGGCCGTGGGCCGTAGAACTCCGCGCGGTAGATTGCGTCCATCTCGCGCCAGAAGCCCTTGTCCCCCGAACTGATCAACGCCTCGAGCAACCTATCCGCCGTCTGCTGATCCAGACAACGGTAGCAATAGGCCCGCCCGAATACGGCGGACCAGCCCGGAGATTGGCGCTCGGGGAACCGTTCCGTCGGGTGCATCCCCGGCCTATGCACAGCACACGTCCTTGCCTTCGGACGGCTGGGGATCCGCTCCTGGCCCTCCACACACAGGTTCCATCCCGTTGATACCGCCAGCGTGACTGCGCCGCGGGCGCCGATGGCGTTGAAGAGTATCATCACCGAGCCATGATAGACTGACGTGGACCATGCGCTCCCAAAGCCCACCCGATGCTCAAGCATCCGTGCCATCATCCTGCCTCCTTCGTACGGTCCTCTGCGGTCTCGGCGGCCTCGGCGGTGAGCCCTTTCCGGCGTTCGCGCAGCACCTGCCGGACCTCGTGCCCCAGGAACCCCACCAACGGCTCTTCCGCCTTGACGATCTGCCGCATCACGGGCCGCAGCCGCCCCGTCGCCTCCACGATGATCTGCTCGCGCTCGCCCGGGCTGAGTGACTCGAACAGCCGATGCAGTTCGGCCCTCTCGGCCGCATGCTTCTCCAACTCGCCTGCCCGCTGCGCCTCCTCACGGTCCCGTTGCACGTGCCGGAACTCCTCATCCGCCAGGCGCTGCCGTTCGCGCGCCTCCTGGACCGCCACCTCTGCCGCCACGCGCTCGAGGGCCGCGCCGAGGTAGGCCGCCGGGCTCTTGATCTGCCGCCATCGGCCCAGGGGCCAGGAGGCCACCTGCCGGAGCCAGACGCCGACGGTGCGCGTGCCGTGGACACTCATCGCCGACCGCGCCAGGTCCAGGACCTCCTCGCCGTCGTCCTGAGCGAGGCGGGCCAGGATCGCCTTCAGGTCCTCCGCCGGCCGACCGAACAGCCCGATCTGCGTCAGGTCCGGGGTTGGTGCCGTTGGCCGCTGGCCGTTGTCCGCCTTGTCCTCCGAAGCGCTCCGCGAAGGAGGATGTTGCCCGCGTTGTCCTGCGAAGCCTTGTGCGTCCGGCCTTCGCAGCCGCTGCTTCGGCGGAGTAGGCAAGGAGGATGCCGCTGTCGCTTTCCGAACAGAAGAGCCTCTCTCTCCCGTGGGGCCTCGGGGCACACGCCCTGCACCGGCCCTGGATTCAGATGACTTGGGAGTCTTGGGAGAGAGAGGTTCATTGACTGAGTTCAAGGACTGGATTGTAGGCATGTGGTGCCGGGGGGGTAGGCACGCCATGCCGGGGGGGGCGGCATGTGGTGCCGTGTCTGAACCGGTTACAGTCTCGGGCACCATGAGCTTGTAACAGATCACCCCTCTGGCCGTGCCTCCTACGCGGGTCAGCCACTTCGCCTTCCGCAGGGTCTGGAGTGCATATCGCACGGCGCGCGGTGACAGGCCGGTCTCCTGCGCAAGCCGGCCCTGGGACGGCCTGACCGCTCCGCCGTCCTTGTCCGCGTGACTGGCGCAGGCCATGAGGACTAAGCGCTGGACAGCCGAGAGTCCCGCGCTGGCGGGCCCCGCCATCGCATTCCAGATCCGTCCCATCCAGTCCAGGCTCAAGCTCCCATCCTTCCTGTCACAAGGGGTCCGTCTCCGTGGCCTCCGTGTTGAACCGGGCCACCACTCAGCCGGATCCCCCCGCACAAGTCAACGCCCTTGCGGCTCATCGCCCCGCAGGCGCAGGCGTCGGCTTCTCCTCCTGAACCTGGAGGCGCGTCGCCTCCAACACCGGCAGGTTGGCCTCGGTCGGCACATAGATGACCTTGTTTGGGTTATCGGCCAAGCCTTGCACCCACAGGTAGCGCAGGTAAGCCTCGTTGTTCCGGAGGCTCTCGCCGATGATCTCATTCGCCTGCGCTACTCCCTTCGCCCGCTCGATCTCGGCCTGCGCCAGCATCTTTGCCGCTTCCATCTTCGCCTCGGCCTCGTTCACCGCAATCTTGCGGTTCCACGTGGCCTGGGCGAGCTCCCCCTGCCCGGCCTTCTCGCGCATCCAGACGTTGTACTGAGGGCATCCCCACATCCCCAGCACGATGAGCAGCACGACTCCCAGAACGCACGCCGCCACGACAATCCCGATCATCCTATCCGACATCTCCCTACCCTCCTCTTAGAGAATCTTCGGCCTTCTCTGCAGCATCTGCGTAATCTGCGGATCAAGCCCGTTGCCCTTTCGCCCTAACCCCGCACGCCCCGCGCAGTTCTGCCGCGTGGGCATCACACAGGAACGCGGCGGGCGAGAGGCCGCTGATCCGGTAGGTTGGCCGCGCCCCGCACGTCTCGGCGTGGCAGCCGACCCGGCGCCCACGCCTGCCGGCGATGTAAGGCACAAGAGCCAGTGGCTCGGGTTCGTCGCCGGCCAGGGCTCCGCAGACGCGGCATTCCCGGCAGAGCATCCCGTCAGCATACGCGCCCGGGACCCATTCGTGCGCGTGGTACGGAATCATCGGCCCCGCTCCTTTACTCCGGCTCCATCGCCGCCTCAATGACAATGGCCGCCTTGTTGTACGCCGCGAGGTCCTCTAACGTGATTCGCACGCGCTTCTTCGGACTCCGGCGCCCGCCGGTCGCCCGACAGCATCCACACGTGGGGCAGCGGTCATATCCGGCGTCATCGTCATAGGCGCAGGCAGTCAGGCTCTGTCCGTCCGGCGCGAAGCTCGTCACCTTGAGCCGAGCTGACCCCTCCGGCATCAGCTCCCAGCCTAAGAGGCTGCCGACGTGGAGCCGCTCTCCTGCCGGATGGTCTGAGCTCTTC